GTCTTGCCCCATCTCCGGCCCGCCGCCAGAACCTTGAACCGCGCCGGGTGCTTGTGTACTGCCGCTTGTCCAGGGTGCGGCTTTACGTCAATCCTCGTGATTCTCTCCATCGTCCCAATTAACCACGATCACATGATTGACCGTTCCGCTAATATCCACGCTATCGCCGAACTCACTCCTCCGCTTCTTCGCCAGCCACCACTTCGCCGTCGATACGTCGCCGTCCTTGATCGCCTTCAGGACCGTCGATACCGCCAGGTCATCTATCGCGGCACACTCGTCATCATAGGCTGCTTTTATCGTTGGATAAGTCTCGATGTAGCGCTTCGCCGTGTGCCAGTTGCAGCCCACCTTGCGCGCAATAGCGACGATAATCCCGCCCGTTCCGGGAATTGCGTCGATAAAGTCCTGTGCTTTGAACTGGTTAGGCTTTGCCATAAATATCAGACCAATCGAGGATTACTCCACCCGCTCCGGCTCGATGTGGGTGAAGTCGGTAGAGCGGGCAGCGGGGATCGAACCCGCCCCTGCTTCCTGGTCGGAAGCTGTGTCACCTTCGACACTTTGCCCGCATGGTTCGCGCTTTGGATACGGCTTGCGTAGTGGCTCGATTTGGCGGCGCATCGCACGGTCGAGGGGATAGAGATAGCGGTGCTTCGGCGGCAGCTTCTTGGAAGGTAAACCTTTGGCGCTCCCGCGACTTGTCGCCGTTCGATGATGCACCCATTCGCCCCGGCTGAAATAAAGCACGTCCGGCTTCGTAACCCCGGTATAAACCCAATTCATAGCTTGATAAATCGCCCCTACGTGCCCCTGAGCAGGATCAGCCATTGAAATTAGCAACCGTAAACCAGGCGACTGTTTCTTTACTAGTCTAATAGCTTGCGCCACAATTTGCGACACCGGCGCTTTATGTTCCCTTAGTGCAACTCTGGTCAACTCTGCCATTTCGTGAGATGAAGCCAGTCCATAGCGTTTGCCGTTGGTCGAGCTGCCCGAACCCAAGCCGAACAGAACCGCACCTATAAATTCGCCGCTTTCCCAAACACCAATATAAACATTTCGACCCGCTGGCATTCTGCGGCTGTAATGCCAATGCTCCACCGCGTATTTCGCAGCCTGATAGCTGCACCAGTCCACCTTCAACTCTGTCATTTCGGCACAAACTCATGCCCGCATTCAGGACAAACAACGGGCTTTTTCTGGTCTAGGCGTGGCTGTTCGCTTTCATCAACCGGCGCAAAGTCGGGCACATCATCAATACCTAGTTCCTGCGGCTTGAAGCCCCACTCAATCAAATCGGGCATCTCGAACTGGTTGGCGAGAATGTCAAAATCCCACTCACCGCCGGCCTTGTTCGCTACAATATTCGCCTTCTCACACTGCTCTGGCGTCCACCGCACCTGACGGTATGCGTACCGCTTACCCTCCCAAATCACCCAACCGAGCGCGACGGTCCCCTGTTCGTCCGGCTCGTGCGGCCCGTTGGTCAGCTCGATCTCACACTTGTTGATGTCGAACACGCGGCTTCGCTGGTTGCCGCCGATGATCTCGTCCGTGTTCAGGTCATGCACGATGCCCGACAGGTCACCTAACTCGCGCAGCCAACGTTCCAGGTCGGCGTACTGCTTGGCGGTTATCTGCCGGGGGTTCTTGTGATATAGTTTCATACGCTCCTGTCCCATGCGCCCATATCCACGTCGTCCGCCACGATCCACGCTCGCACCCAATGGACGCCGTTGAGCACGTCATGCCCGGCGAGCAGCACGGCGAGCGCGGCCGGCATTACCTGCCGGTGGACTTTGCCCTGCCTGTCTACTCGCACGAGCATAACGAGCGGCCCGAGCGTGGTATCACAGGTGGTATCAGGCATCGTCCGTCACCGGCTCGTAGGTCTTATTCTTTCTAAACATCGCCATGCTCACCAGTCTTTTCCAGTTGACGGTGCTCTCGATCCCGGCCAGGCCGCGCTGGTGTGGATCACGCCATGCCCTGCGCCGCACCTTGGACAAGCGGCGCTTCCACCAGCGGCCGATGCCGCGGCCGCTCCAGACCTGCGTAAACGACAACCACCACGGCATGAACCGGCCGTTGTGCTTCCACGGGGTGCGGGCTGTCATCGTCACCGCTCCCGAACCTGTACCTTAATGCTGCGCTCGTCAACGCGCCCGGCGGCGGTCTTAATCTGGCAGGTGACGGTGTAGTCCAGGCCCGCTGTGCCGCCTGATAACCAGCAGGTGACGGCGGTTGCCGTCACGGTCGGGTCGGGCGCCACGGTCAGACCAGCCGTCGCCGTTACGCTTGCGTCCTGGATCGTGTCGCCGTCGGTCAGCCAGTCTGACCAGTCGAACTTGTAGTCAAGCTCTGCCGCCGGGTCTTTGGTGTAGACGTTTCCGGTCGCCATAGCAGCGCCCCGTTATGCCGGATCAGGGATGCCGATATCAAAGGATGACAGAGTAAAGACGTTGCCGCTGGTCACGGCCTGCGGTGCGCTCAGTGCGCCCGCGGCCAGCAAGCGGCTGTTCACCGTGTCCACGATGGCATAGTGAGACGCCGTGCCGGTTCCGGTCACCTCGCCGTCGGTGATGGCCGCCACAACTACCTTGCGACCGCCGCCGGTGCGGTCGGTCGGTGCGCCGACTGACAGGCTCGTCTTATTGCCGAGCGTGTAAGTGACGGTTGCTTCCGTGAAGGTTGTCGGCTCCTGCGAGCATATGTGCAGGGCGTCAGCCTCGGCGTTGAGCACGGTCAGGCCGTTGTCTAATACGCGATCATTCAGGTATGCCATTTCTCACCTCTTGATTGAGTAGGTTCTATTCTCAAACTTAACTGTGTACACCCGCAGCTCTGCGGGGATTGAATAGGTGCGCTCGCCCGGCGTGACGATGGCTCCCAGGTCCAGCGCCGGCGCCTCCAGGTCAGGGATACCGGCGAGCAGCTCGCCAGCCGCCAGAGCGTGGATCTGCACAAATGTTGGCGCTCCGAGCAAGGGTGCGCCGGTCGTAAGCTCCCCGGCGGCCAGCGTGTGCGCCTGGCCGATGTCCGGCTCGTCAAGCGTTGGCGCTCCGGTCACAATGCCGCCGGTGGTGAATACGTGCGCCTGGCCGAGCAGGGGCGATGCGATGACGGGTGCGCCGGCGTCGAAACTTGCGGCGCTGAGAGCATGGATCTGGCCGAGCGCCGGGCTGTCGAGCGTAGGGACGCCGGTCGTAATGCCCGCGGCGCTCAGGCTGTCCGTGGCGCTCGACGAATCCAGCGCCGGGTTATCCAGGACGGGCGCTCCAGTCGTGATGCCGGGGGCCGCCAGCGCATGCACCTGGCCGAGGGCCGGGCTTGCGACGTCCGGGGCGGCAGTGGCGATGCCGGATGCAGTCAGGGCGTGCGTCTGCAAGATGGCGGGACTGCCGGGTACAGGTGCGCCGGCGCTCAGGTTGGATGCGCTCAGGACATGCATCTGCCCAACCGCCGGTGTGCCAAGGACGGGAGCGCCTGTGTCCAGGGTAGGCGCAGTCAGGGCGTGTACCTGGCCCAAGACCGGGGCGCCTAGGGTCGGCGCGCCGGTGTCGATCCCGGTTGCGCTCAGCTCGTCCGCGATCGGCGCCTCGCCAAGGATCTCGGCCTCAATCGCGGCCAGCTCCGACTCACTCATGGGGTAGTCGTAGCCGCGAAATTCCCTGACCCATACATCCATCGCATACGAGCCAGCCAGTGCGCTCCCGATCCCGCCCCAGGCGTAGTCCGAATCCGGCGGATTCAAGCCGGTGGCCGTGAACACCGTCGATTTATCAATGCGAATGATCGCCGTTCCGTTTGCGAAGTCCTGCGACCAGGCGACTAAGTGCCACTGATCATCCGGGGTCAGAGATGAAAGAAACTGAAACTCAAAACTCCCATCCTGCATATACCGCAGCCGGGCCCGCTGCCCGTCCTCGGCAATATAGGTGAACATGAACCTATCGTCATCGTTTCCGCCCACACCTGGGGTCTCGGTCGGGCGGGTCGTGAGCCGCATCGGGTCGTTGTGTGAGGAAACGGTGAACGATGACGGAACCTTGAAAAGATAAAAGATCGTCAGTCCGGCGTCCTTTGATGCGGGAAGTGCGTATTGCAGGTTAGTGCTGCTTGAACCAACGAACTGAATTGCAGGCTCCCCGTTGTAACCGTCTGCGTCGAAGTAGGCAAACTCATTGGTGATATGGTTCAGCGCAGAATTTCCGCGGCCGGACTTGTCCAGGAGAAACGGAACCCGCTGAGTATCCGCTGCTAATACCCCATCTCTGGTGTAAGCGCCTTCATCGGCCTTGAGCCAGATCACCGGATCCTCGTAGGTCCGGGTGGGGACCGTTTCGACTTTGAAATTGTCGAAAGCGGTCGGCCCCGCCGCGCGGTGAGCACCGAGGAGGCCGTGCTTGGTCGCGGTCATAAAGTCTGTGATCTGGTGATAGGTAATGGCCTGGTCGCCCCGGTACAGGGTAATTTCTGACCCCTCCGCAATCAGCACCAGGTCATTGAAAGCCGCGCCGGCCGCCGTTGTAGCAGGGAGACCCTGGAAACCCGAGAAGGGAAGGTAGTCACTTACCGGGATAACGGAAGCGCTCCCGGAGACAACCCTTTCGAGATAAATCGAATTGGACGTTGGGATTATGTTGACCGCAAGATAGTTGTTCTCGTCCACGTACCGAAAAACCATCCTGGACGGGTACACCACGTTCGCCCCCGGTAGCGCCACGGACCAGGTGATTTTTACGTCCGACTCGCCCGTTTCAATGTAGTTTCCGAACTGCTGACCGTTCGATCCACCCAGGGCAACAGCCGCATTCGAGAAGATCTGCAGGCTCCCTATGGTTCCCGGAATCTGCTGCCAGCCGCCGCCCACCACGTCCGTGTCAGGAGTGTGGGCGGTCAGAAGCGTTCCATTAGTACCCGTGAAGGTATCATGCACCAGGACGGTCATCTAGCGCAGCTCCTTGCTCAAACCAGCCAGCGGTCATGCCGGACGGAACAGGGCACGCAGCGGCGGGCGTGCTGGGCTGTCATTTGGCCTGCAGGTACTGCCGGCCGCCGTGCACCGCGGCAACCCAGCCGGCGTCAAAGCGCAGCCACACCTCGCCGGCGTTCTTGATGCAGACTCCCCGCGCCGGGTAGAGTTCCTGACCGATTTTGATTTTGCCTATACTCGGGTAATTCGTACCCGGTCCGCTTCTGATGTTCTGGTTGTTCACCAGCGGCAAAAATACAGTTTTCATTTCGTCATCTCCTGCCGGCTGTTCCGGCTCCGGCTCCGGCGGTTCGTTTGGCGCAACCCCCACCCAATCGAGAAGTGCGGCCCGGTCGCCGCGGAAGAAGTTTGCGTCTACGGTCTGGTCAGCGATGCCTGGATAGCCGCCAGAAGTCCACGACCACTGCCAGAAAAGCGCCGGCTTCTTCCATCCCTTCGGCGTTGCCGGCCAGACGTAAGGCGTGGCGTCCGGCCATGCGAGCCATAACTCCCACGTGTCCAGGTCCAGGTAGGGTGCGAGCGCCTGTGCAAAGCTGTAATTGGTGTACAGGATCAACGGTCGCCTGATGCTCAGGTTGTCCCGCACGCGTCCATTCCACTCCTGCGCCGCCTTGCCGACTGCAGCCGGCCCCAATCCGTCCCAAACCTCCACGTCGAGCGACGGCACGATCTCGCCCTGATCGGTGTGCACTTGTGTGATGTAGTGGTCGGCCTGCCGGCGGGCATCGATGCGAGGGCGGAAGAAGTGGTATGCGCCGCGCAGCTTGCGCCCGTGCAGTCCGGACCAGGTGTGGCGGAACTGCGGATCTACGAAGTTATCGCCCTCGGTCGCCTTGACGAAAATGAAATCCAGGTCCGAGCCGGCCAATTTGTCGCAATCGATTTTGCCATTCCAATGGCTGAGATCCACGCCCTTTGCCCCCTTGCGCGGGTCCCAGGTCGCAAGGTTGAGCTGCCCGCTTACGGCGTGCGCCATGCGTCGGATAGCGACTGTCAGGATCTGTTTAGCGCTCACTATGTCACCGCCTGGATAAACTCAATATCAATATGCAAATAATCCGATTTGGTCCGCCGCCGGTTGGCCCGGAACACCATCCATATGGCGCCGATAGGTTTCGGCGGCCCCCATCTCTCCACATGCCACCCGCCCGAGCCGTCGCCATACTCGTCCTTATAGGACGGCGTGCGGATATAGTGCGTGATATCACGCCCCACAACGCCCCGGGTCGATAGTCGCTCACGGGCAATCGGAACCCAGAACGAGTCATGCGTGTGCCCGTTCACCACGATATCGGCGTCCGGCAGATACACGGCCTGCCGGTTGGTCTGGATAACGCCGCGGGTGACCGGTCCTCCGCCGCCCGCGCCGTGGTGGTACTTCAGGTTCTTAGCCGCCCGGACCCGCTTCCCATCGCCAAACAAGAAGCGCACCCACCCGCCGTACCCGCCCACATGCACCCGGCCGCCATAGTCGGTGTTGAGCCGGTGCACCAGATTGGACGTAAGATCAACGCCGTGCCTTTTCAGGATTGAAGTCTCGTGGTTCCCTTTGCCACATAGCAACCAGTTAGCGGCATAAGGCCCGTAGTCCTCGGCGGCGTGTTTGACGATGCGGTCCAGGTAGTCGGCGCCCACGTCCTCGGGTCGAATATCATCCATATTCGATCTGGGGTCGTACTTGCCCTGCATGGCGCAAAATAAGTCCCCAAAGTCCAGGATCAGGGCGCCGCGCTCCAGGGCCTGATCAAGGTGCTCTTTTTCAAGGTTCCGCTGGCAGTGGATGTTGTCGTGATGCCGGTCGCTCGAAAGGAGTATCCACTGCTCCCACCCGGCTGAGACGCCGGTAAATCGTACTGTCAGGACGTTGCCCTTTGCCTCAGTCGTGTACTCCATTCGGATCCTTTATCGTCCAACAGCCTTTTTGCGCGGCGGCTGCCCGCCCAGCTTTTCAACGAGCGCGCGCAGCTCTTCAACTTCCACCGTGAGTTCCGCGATGCGCTGGTCGCGGCCGGCGATCTCGCTGCGCAGCGTCTCGACTTCGCAGCGCAGGGCCTCGAGTTCCCTGTCTTTGTCGGCGCACAGGTTTTCAAAGGTCTCCATCCGGACGGCTAATGCCCGGCGCTTCTCCCGCTCCTGCTCCAGCTCGATCAGCACCCGGCGATAGTCGGCGCGGGTGTTTTCACGCTCTTTGCGCATCTCGTCGATGATGGTGACCAGCTCGTCCAGCTCGCTCTTTTTGACGGCCGGACCGAACTGTAGCCGGGCGACAAGGTAGGTGACAACGCCAGAGATGAGCGCAACAAGAACAGAGCCGGGGATGCCGGAGGGCAGCTCGCCGTCCTGTAAGCCGGGTATCCCGGCGGCGGCAACCACTCCCGCCGGGATAGTTGCCGCCAACACAATTACAGTGAGCACGATGAAGCGGCGGTGTTTCATCGCATCGTCAACCCGCTTCCGGCTCGAATGGTTCGTGTGTAGACTCCACTTCCTCAACTTCAATAATTTGAGGCGACTGGAAGATGTCGTGGAGTAGGTTGGCCCCACCACCTGTCACGATTGCCGTCAGGATCAGGCCGGCAAGCGGATTAGGCAGGTAGTCGGCGAACAGGTTGATCTGCGCCACCCAGGCCAGCGCCGCGCCGGCCACCCAGGCAACGTACACCAACCACCACATGTCAAGGTCGGGGTGGCGCTGCTTGACAGGCTTCACCGCGTATTCGATGATGCGGTTCACGACCAGCGAGAGAAATAGTGCGATTGCTAGAGTTTCCATCGTTTGTTTCCTTTCGTCTGTCTAAAATCTTACGTGACTACTCTCCCCCATAAATGGGAGAGCTTCTAGGGCTTTCGCCCAGGCTCGCTAGTCCACGAGCCAGAATACTTAGCAGGCTCCCGCCCCTTCCTGCCCCGGTTCACTACCCGGCCCGCTCCGGCTGAGTACGGAGCCACATACACTTGATGGTTTAACGTCGAGAGCCCGAGACACAATAGTCCCGGGCTCTGTCAGACTAAACTAATATCACCAGCGTTGTTAGCTCAATTATACCTTATTTCAAACGCATTTCAATTCTCCACCACGCTATCTGCGCTGAAGCCGCGCATGACTTCCAGACAGTCGCCGTGATGCAGTTCGACGCTCGCCGCCGCGCTCATCGGTACTCCTCCGGCAGCGCAAAATCTTCCAGCTTGCCTGCCAGTATCCAGCGAACATGCGCACCGCGGCCGGCCCTGCCTGGCGTGACGATGATGGTCACCGCGCCGCCGCCCATTTCGATGACGGCAGCCAGCGCCGACAGGAACTGCTCCTGCTGGTTCTCGGCCATGTAATCACTCAGGTCGTGGGGGGAGAAAACTCGTTTCGTCTGCTTCGTGGTGTATGTCGACCGTTGTTCTGTCATGCTGGCCCATCTCCCGTAATGCAAAATGCCGCTAAGTGTCAATGCACAGAGCGGCCGCGAGATTGGGTCAGGTTGTGATAATTATAGCACAACAAGAAACCCGCCAGAGCGTAATGTCTGGCGGGCGGAGACTGTTTGACCTGTTTCCTCTTACTCTTGCATTGCCTGATTCGCCACCAACTTGTCTAGCAAGTTCTGTGCGACCAGGTCTTCCGGTTCTGGTCCCTGAAAATTCGGGTCAGGGACGTACCCGTATATCTCCATTCCGCCGGCAAGGCGGATCAGCGGGTAGGAGCTTGACCCCTCCAGGCAAATCCCGGCATCCATGCCCGCCTTACGCAGAGCGATGATCAACTCGTCAACGTCAACCATTTTCTTCAACATTTAGAACCTCCTGCCGGGTACAAGGCCCCCGGCGGGGCGCTTATCTCTTATCTGGTTATCCGTAGATTTCGGGTTCAACGATCGTGGGGGGATTGAAGTTCTTTTCCACTTCGATATCCCTCCGTGCATCTTCTTCGTGATCGAAGCCCTCCCAGTAGCCGTTCTTATGGTAAAACTCGACTGCCTTGGATCGCTCTGCAGCTTTTCGCTTAAGGCTTTTCCGGTACTCAGCGGCCCACTCGTTGCGGCGGGCGGTACCGAACTTTACAGCAGCCTGCATCGCCTGGTGCATGTCGCTTCCGGTCAGGCCGTCGGCTTTTGCGGTGGTGATGGCCTCCATCACAAAAACGTAAGCACCTTTTCTGTTCGCATCGTTCAGAATGCCAGTGCAAGTCTGGCAGTTCTTCGCTCTTTGATTGGTCAGTTCGGTCTGGCAGTGCTGGCAGGTTTTCATTTCTGTTTCTCCTTACTCTCTAGCGTTATCGCTGTTATCTACTTTCATTATATAGCGATACCGCTATTCTGTCAAGAGGCAATTTAGCGATACTGCTAACTCTAATCTATTGTTCTATTTTTGTTCTAATTGTGGGATAACGCGGGACAATGCGGGATAAAAAAAAGACCCGCTATTGCGGGTCAAGGTAAGATGTGGGGGTTACTCCTGCATCGCCTGATCGATCAGGCGTCGAATGGTCGGCTGGATACCGCCCTGCTTCGCCAGCCATTTCTTGCGCTCGTCGCCTAAAAAGAGCGACGTATCCGGCGCTGTGCCGCTGGTGCCCCGCTTCAGTTCTTTGATGGCGGCGCGGGCGTCCATACCGCCTTCAACCAGGGCGGCGAAACGCTCCGCAACCTTTCGTGTTTTGAACGGCCAGCGGAGATCTGGATCTGACACCTCCGACATAAATGGCCGCACAAACTCCACGATCCAGCCGCGGGCGTTTGGGTCTATTTCTTTTGCTCTGTAAATTCGATAGTTCATATCATAATCCTTTCGCTGGTTGTAACCTAATATGCCTGTTTACCACTCTGGCTCTTCGAGTATCGGCCGGTTGTACTCGAGCAGGTACTGGATAGCGTCGAGCCGCGCCTGCTCTTCAGAGTCGGCCTGGTAATCGTCCGTTTCCCAGCCGTTGCCCCCGTCGGTGCCGCTCAAGCACCAAACCCTTTCGGACCAGTCCCAGGTGAACTCTCCGCAGTCGTATTCGACAACGGAATCGGTCTGGTCTAGGAGCCTGTCGATATCCCGATTGGTGATGATGGAGTAAACGTTCTCTTCATCCATCTCGACAATTGCGGTGGGATCGAGCATGTCGAGGAACGGGAACAACGGCGCATCTGGCAGGTCGTTGTCCACTTTGACTGTTACGACATAAATCCTGGTAGTCATTTCGGTCTCCTTTTTTTCGATCTCGTGGTTTCGCTTCTGCTCATCAGGCTCCGACTCACACGGAGCAACCGGTGCCGGGTACAATGCCCCCGGCGGGGCTGTGGTGGCTAATCCTCGTCAGCTTCAAGCATCATGATTAAGTGCTTAACTTGTGATTCCCTGGCAGCGTCCCAGGCGGCGTCCCAGACGGCCCTGTCGGCGGCCTCTGCAGCGGCCCTGGCGGCGGTCCTGGCGGTCCAGTCGGCGGCCTTGGCGGCGGCCTCTGCAGCGGCCCAGGCGACGTCCCAGGCGGCGTCCCAGTCGGCGGCCTCTGCGGCGTCCCTGGCGGCGGCCTTGGCGGTGTCCCAGGCGGCGATCAGCTCTTTATCTGTGGCGCCGCCGAACGCGTAACGCTCTGCAGTGTCGCATGCTGCAATACTGCGCGGGTCGGGCTCGTCTACCAGCCGCAAAGCTTCCCGCGCGCACCACACTGCGAACAGCCGCAAGGTTCGATCGTCGATCCAACCCCTGCGAAGCACTACCCAGAGTCGATCCTCAGCCGGGCAGGCCTCGATCTTGAGAATGTCTAGCGCGGTGCCCGTCCAGTCCTCGGTTATGAATCCGCCTGGATGTACTACATCGCCATCGCCGTTCATCCCGGTCACCGGGTCATAGCATGGCCCGAGCCGGCGAATATCGTTAACGGAAAACAGTTTTATTGCGATGCCTCCTAAAAGTTGATCTCGCCCCGCCGGGTACAATGCCCCCGGCAGGCGATAGTGGTTAGAACTCGATCCTAGCTTTTTCTATCGTCAGCTTCAAGCATTGCGATCAAATGCTTGATTTGTGATTCTCTGGCGGCGGACCAGGCAGCGCCCCAGGTGGCCCGGTCGGTGTCCCCTGCAGTGGACCAGGCCACCGTCTCTGCGGCGATCCTGGCGGTCCAGTCGGCG